AGCGATGCGGCAAGGTTTTTCGCGCTGAACCTGATCTCAATCGGCACTACTGCTCGGAAGAGTGCCGGCGTCCTCCGGTCTACGTTGAGTGTGCGACGTGTGGCAAGAGATTTAGACGAGTTCCCAGCGCCACAAGCAAGCAGTTCTGCTGTTTTGCCTGTTATCGACGTTCCAGACCTGAATCTGCGCTCGAGACTGCTGTAAGGAAATCCCTTGTCAACTTGAACATTGCGTTTGAGCAAGAAGTTGGGATTGGCACTTACTGCATTGACTTCCTGCTGCGAGATGCACGCGTGGCGCTTGAAGCTGATGGCATCTACTGGCATCGAGACGCCAATCGGAATCGCCGAAAGGATGCCTACCTTCAGTCCTACGGTTGGCGCGTCATTCGCATTTCCGAGGAAGAAGTGATGAACACTTCCAACCTTGACGAGCTTCTTGCCGAGCGTTTGCACGCTGTAACCACGCTCAATACGACCACAAGCGAGCCAGCCTTGCTCTAGGGTCCAGAAGGGATGGTCACTGGTAGCCGTAACAGACATGCCGTCAGCATCAACGGTCGTCATGGCGCCGGTATAGGTGCGTTGGGAGACTGCTGCCACAGAACAGAAGCCAACACGAGTCAGCACTCTCATACCTGGTTTGAGGAACTGAATAGGGACGGCGCCCTGAGACGTCTCGACCAACGTCCAGGCTGGAAAACACACGCGCTCATCTCCAACCGTCACCAGCTTCGCCTCCTGCGTCCCCGCATTCCGCTCCGCCTCCTGCCGGATCTGCCAGTAGCGGCCAAAAGCCGAGTCTGCATACAGCTTCGCCTGCGCCGCCGCCTGCGCCTCCGTCCGCTCGCCCGCCTCAATCGCCCTGGCAAACTCTCGCAACCGCTCATACTCCAACCGCAGATTGTAGCCGTTGCGGCCCCAGTCCGCCGGCGTCATCTGCGCCCAGCCGCCCTTGCCCAGGGCCGCGCTCGCATTGTACGCCTGCCGTACCGTCAACTGCATCGCCTCGTAAAACTCCCGGGGCGAAATCTCCCCCCTGGCTGCCAGGCGCCCGAACTCCCGCATCGCCTGCCCAGACTCATCCACCACGCTGCGCAGCAGGTCGGAGATCTCCCGGCGAGGCACCATCCGCCCCGTGCTCACACGCACGTAGTTGTGCAGACGCTCGTCATAAGCGTAGCCAGGCAACCCCACACTGCCACCAGGCCGTCTTGCCGCCAAGGTCAATAGACTCCTGGGCGTTGTCATCGCAGAATCTCTCGCATCGGACCAGAGACTCCTTTCCTGTTCTTTCCCTCTCTGATACGGTTCACATGGTGTCCCGATATTCCTAAACGGCGCCCCATTTCCGCCCCACTGATCTCAGGATGCGCCATGATAAAGGCGACTTGTTCATCGCTGAGTTTCATTCGAGCATCGTTTGTTCGGATTGCACCTGGCGCATCTTTCCAGTACTTTCCAGTTCTAATACAACTGACCTGAGCCGTGGATATACCCAAGATACGAGCTACTTCAACACCACGTATTTCAGAATGTTCCCGAATGAACAAAACCTGCTCTTCGCTGAGTTTGGCATGAGAAAGTGCTTCGCCTTTCAGGAATCGCTGTCTCCCTCTCTGCATCATGTCCCGGTTGTTGTCAGCAGCAGTTCCGACAACAAGGTGATCGGGATTGATGCAAAGACGAACATCGCAGGTATGCCGCACGACCATGTCATCTGGAATCGGGCCTTTGAATCGCTCATACATGATCCTGTGAGCGCCTTGTTTCTTCCCATTACACCAGCACTTGGCATAGCCTCTCTTGGTGGGACGATGACTGGTACAAATCCAACAGCCGTTGGCATCGATCTCGTACTCCAAATCCAAGTGCTTAGGCATTGTTCTGCTCCTTAGTCTGAGCATCAAGCACCCTCGTGAACGTCTGCCAGCCCGGCATCCTGGCCAGCGTCAGCCACCACCACTGCCGGCTGTTCTCGATATCGCCCGGCGTCCCCACCTCCCTCGCATCGTCGGCGATCTCCTGGTCCGTCGGCAGGCGCTGATCCGCCGCCGCCGCCGTCTCCACCACGCGCACCGCATCCGCCGGCGCCATCCCCGCTCGCACCAGCGCCCCGATCACGCGCTCCTGCCGGGCCGCCTCACTCTCCGCCATCCTGCTCCCTCCGCAGCACATCAGCCAGCAGAATCGCCGCCGTCTGCACCTCCCTGGCCACCGCCCCCGCTGTCTTACGCTCGTCCCCCGTCAGCCGCTCATAGACCGGCGTTGGCACGTTCACACGTTCCAACGTTTGAACGTTCAAACGCTCTGCGTCCCCCGCATTCTCTGCGTCCTTTGCGTTCCTCTGCGGTTGGCTACTCTGCGGTTCACTCCCCTGCGCCTGCCCACCTGGAGCTGCCGGCCGCAACGCCACTTCCGGCTGGAAGCCCACCACGTGCGGCACCGCCCCCAGGAACGCCAGCGCATCCTGCACACTGAACCCCACATCCATCAGAATCTTCATCGCCTCTGCCAGCACCTTGGCGATCTCCGCCTTCTCCGCATCCGTCAGCGCAAACAGACTCTCCCACTGCACCACGTACTCCGCCGCCGGCTGCGGCAGCACGCCCGCCCACACCAGCCGGTCGATGAACGGCCGCAGGATGAACGGCTCCGCATGCTGCTCCCGCCTCGCCTCCATGATCGCCGCCCAGTTCGCCTCATCCTGGCTGCTCGCCAGCTCGCCCCGCTCGCTGCCCAACAGGATGCGCTGGGGAATGCCCGTGGCGCCCGAAATCAGGGCGATGATCGCCTCGAACAGCCCCTTCGGGTCCACCACATCGCTGCCCAGGTCGCTCGGCGTCACCCCCCGTGTCAGCAGGAACCGGCGCAGCCCGTGCTCCATCTCCTCCACCTGCGCCAGCATCGCCGTCTCGTCCGCCTCCGACAGCTCATACTCCGGCTTCACGTCCAGCACGAAGCCCTTGCGCATCAGCTTCCACGTCGCCTCGGCGCTGCCTCCGACCACCTTTTCCAGGTCGTTCAGCCGGTTGTACACCATCTCCAGCCGTGGCGTCCCGTACACATCGTCGAAGCTGTCCTCCGCCACGTGGATCACCCGCGTCCAGTGCACCCGCTCCCGCCTCCCCAGGTCGTCCAGCGTGATCTGGTAGATATCCGGCAGCCCGAAGCGAGCACTCGACACGTTCTGGTCAAACGCCTCGATCGTCACATCCCCCTCCGCAAACGGACGCAGATAGAGCACGTCCTGCGCCCCGCTCATGCTCCCCTGCGTGATCGGCTCCACCGGCTTACTCGTCCCGGTGAACCCGATCAGCAGCACGCCGAAGCGCCCGATGCCCCCCATCCGGTCCACGTCGGCCAGGTGCCGCCACACGCCTTTCTTCGTGACCAGCGTCTTCCAGGCCGCCAGGAAGGGCGTATCCTTGTCCTTGTCGCCCTCCATCAGCTTCGCCTGCGACCGCCAGGTGTCCTTCGCCGGGCGGTCCACGATGCGCTTGGCGATGTCCTGCCGCTTGTAGCGGCCCAGGTAATCGTCGAACGAGATCGTCTGCGGATAGCCCAGCGCCTCGTACAGGTCCCGGTCGCCGTCGAACTGCTTGCCCAGGTTCGCCGCCAGCCGTGCCCGTTCCACCATCGCGCTCGCCAGCGCAATCACTTCATTCACCGTGTAGGTCGGTCTCGTCTCCGTCATTCTTCCTCCGCAATTCGCAATTCGCAATCCGCATTTCTACCGCCCCCACGAGCCCGCCCGTGGCGGCTTGTGCGGCAGGCTTGCCGCCGTGCAATAGTTCTCGGCATGGGCATAGTGGTCCGGCCCCGTCTGCACATAGGCCGCCACCGTCACGCCGTTCGGCTGCTGGCGCTCCGTGCGCACCAGCGCCTTCAGATGGTCATAGTAGGTCGTCAAAGCCCGGATATTGCCGGGCAACGTGTTCACGTTTGTCATGAACCGGCTGACCGTCTCGTCGAGCAGCCGGGTGCGGTCGATCTCAATCGTCCGCTCGTCATCATTCCAGCGCACCGGGTCCGCATCTTTCGTCCCCTGCGTGTTCAGCGAGTAATACGCCAGCCACACGCGGCCCCGGGGTTGCGCCTGCTGGAACAGCCGGGCGCTGCGCGTCTCCGGCAGCGCATCCACCACGCAGCGGGTCACGCCGAACCGCTCCATCAGCGGCCCCAGGTCGTCGAAGCCCGCCACCTCCCCCGCCCACCGCTGCGCCCTTTCCGCTCCCCGCTCCCCGCCGGCAGCGCCAGCAACGGCCCCGCTTCCCGCTTCCCGCACGACCACGTGCAGCACGCGCCCCACATCCACGCCCATCACGCACGTCTCTTTGCCGTGGGCGCCGTGCGCATACTCCCGCCGGCACGCATCCAGCACCAGGTCATCCAGCCCGCTCCCATGCGGTTTATAGGGTAATCCCAGGTCCTGGTTATACGCCTGCGTGCGCTTGTCTGCCGATGTCTCCTGCAGGCGCCGGACCACCTCGATCACGGGCGTCTGCGCCGTCGCCAACTTCGAGAAGTGATACCCCGCCATCTCCCGGCCTGGCTGCGCCTCCACCCACTCGCCCTCTGCCAGGCGGTCCAGCTCGCCGCCGCAGCGCTCGCACGCCGCATGAGCGCCGCCTTCCTCCTGGCCATGCCACGTCACCGGCCTTTCCAGCTCATCCCAGGCCGTCACCACGTGCTGGATGGTCAGCGGCTGCTTGTGGCCGCAGGCCGGGCAGGGCACGAACCACTCCGCCTGCGTGCTCTGCAACCACTTGGCATGGATGCCGAGCCCGGGATAGGTCGGCGTGCTCACAAAGCGCTGTTCCCGCACCGGGCTGTGTCCCAGGCGCATCGTCGCCAGCGCCTCCACGTTCGGCGCCATCTCGTCGAACTCGTCATAGACCACCGCATCCGCCGGCACCGACTTCAGTTGGCTCGCCCGCGTCCGCTCTTTCGCCATGTCGCCCGTCCGCACCTGCGTCCCTCGCATGATCAGGAACCGGTCCCGGATCCGCTTCAGCATCACCTTGTCGGACCCCCTTTTCCCGCCCTCATCGCGGCCCGCCACCACCAGCGAAGCCAGGTGCTCGCTCGCTTCCAGCGCCGTGCCGATGCGCATCTGGCTGAAGTCGCTCACATCGCCCACCGTGGGCAGCAGGTAGAGGACGTTCATGTGCCGCACATCGCAGGCGTGCAGGGCATAGCTGATCAGCCATTCCGTCGCCCCGCCCTGGCCCGACTTCATCACCACGATCTCGCGCCGCCGGTCCTCGTAGATCGCCTGCATGTAGCGGTGCGCCGCCATGTCGAACGGCACCCCCGGCGCCAGCATCCGCCGCCGCGTCTGCGTCCATTCCCGTAGGGGCAGGCCCCCGTGGCTGCCCGCATCTTTCAATACTGCCGGCCCAACGTCAGCGAGTAAGGATGCCTGTACCTGCTGCGCTAAGCGTTCGAGTAAAGTCGTCCGTGATGGCGCGAAGGGTGCCAGGGTCATCGACATGATTCTTGACCGCCAACGTCAACGCTGCGACCAGCACCATTGCCTGCTCGGAAGTGATCACCTGCTGCATGGCCACCAGGCGCCGCTGCTCCGTTTCCCGCAGCTTGCGTGCCCGTTCCATCCAGGCGCCGATCTCCTCCCAGGTTTCCGACTGCGTTTCGCCGGCTGTGATGATGCGCTCCAGCAAACGCACGTTTTCCACGACCTTCGGCCCGTTCCCCGCCCGAATTGCGCCATCCAGGGCCGCAAACGCCTCTTTCGCCTGTTCCCACAGCGCCGTCCCCGCCCCGGCCTCCAAACCATTCAGAAGGTCGATGATGCGCGCCTCGGCCAGGGCTACGCTTTCCCGCGTCGCCAGCAGCTCGTCGTCCTGCAAAGCCTGCTGGTAGTGGTCGAGCACGCGCGTCGGCAGATACTTGCTGTATCTCCCCGTGCGAAAGGCCGGCTGCGCCATGCCCACGGGCGACTTGCCGCCGTGATGGTAACAGACGTTGCGGCCGGTCACCGCCTGTGCCCGACAGCGCTCCCCCGTGCGTTTGCTCTTGGCAGTGCATTGCGTCATCAGTCATGGAAACACAAGAGGAGGGCGAAGCACTCAAGGGGAGTGTCATCGGGTTTGCAGATCAACCTGTTGCGAAATGGGGCCGGGCGAGCGTCCTCTCTTCCCGCCCGACCCCTATGAAGACA